AAGAAGCTTTCTAAAGTATCATAGGGAACAATTCCATAAGATGAAAGTTCTTGCGACTTTCTTTCTATTGCTTGCTTTTCTAAAGTAGTGAGTATATAGTTATCTTGTGTTCTAACATAGTTTGCTGGAGCTGTTCGTGATCTTAAATTATTAGCATATCCTGTAAGCTGTACAGATCTATTAACAGCTTCATTAAATGAATCATTAGAAGGATCATGTTCCTGGTTTCCATAGAAACCTGGTTGTCTCAATACACCCTTCTGTATAAGAGCAGCAGTATCTTTGTTTATACGATAATTATCAGCCAACTGTCTTTCCTCCCAATGCAGCTACTGCATATGAAAGTTGAAGTCCAGGAACGGAACTATAGCAATGAGGATCGGAACAAGTAAGAACTGTACCTCCTCCTCTCTGTCCTGGTCTTGCAGCTTCTACGTGACAATGTATGCCACCTTCATCATTCTTTTCTAATAGCACCTTACTATAAGGAAGATTATCTCTTACGAAAGCTGCTATCTCTGCTGTGAAACCATAATCTGGTTTATTAGAACATCTGATATCAACTGCACCACCCTTACCATGATTGCTCGATTTTGGTCTATACCAAGATGAAATATAAACTCTTGCACCAAACTTTTCATATAATGGATCTAGTATATTCCAAGCAACATTTTGAGCTTCAGTTAGAATACTTCTAATTTCAGATTGAGGAGCATTATGTATTCCTAAGATGTTACCAACCTTAATGTGTCTGGATAGAGGTTCATTACTATTGTAAATTGATGTTGGTATTGGAATTCCAGGTTGCTCTGATATACCATTATTATCTGCAATCCCAGCTGGTCTATCATAGATCCCAGTTCTCAATACTTCTGCAGTAATACCTGTATCGTAAGGATTAAATGTAGCTCCTGCACCCTTATTGCCAGATGCATAAGATTCTGCAAGAGGATTTGGAACTCCTCCTTCATTCTTATATAAGCTGAATTCTTCTGCTGACATCTTTGCTGCATTGAGAGGAAAGTCTGGAGCCAATCTTAGAGAAGTAATACTATCGACGATTGTATTGGAATCTGGATACTGAGCAAGCTGTGCTGCATTAACATCTGATGCAGAATCAATTGAAGGTGAGCCACTTGTCTGAATATCTGTAGCAGATCCTTTGATATTAATCTTAGCTGAACCAAGAATATCAACCGTAGAAGATGAATGAATTGATGCTGAGCTCAATGATGATTGTTTGATCGTACCATCAGATTTAATAGCTAGATCATCTTTAGTTGATAATGTCATAGCACCTTCAGAAAGAACTTCAAGAGTGTCTTTTGCATTAACACTGACTCTTTCCTTTGCATAAACGCCAACATTCTTTTGTGCATTAATTTCTACAGTATTATCTGTTCTTATTGTAATTTCTTTACCAGCATCTACTTCTAGAGATTGTGGTGTTTGTATTCTTAGTTTACCAGCTGCTGTAAGTCTATTATCTCCAGCAACCATTGTTGTCATATCTTTAGTAACTTCTATCATTTTTGTTCCATCAACAGTCTCATCAACAGAACCACCCACCGAAGTTATAAGATCTCTACCAACATTGATAGCCATAGAACCACCAACATTTATATCAAGATCACCTTCTGATTCTAAAGTAACTTTGCCATCACCCTTGAGAACTACGTGACCTTTTGCAAACAATGTTAGATCACCCGTTGGAGCAACTACACCAACACCCTTCTTACCTGCAGCTATCAAATGAATAGAACCATCAGAATCTATTACGATTGTAGCGCCACTGTGGTGTTGGAGAGTTATAGTATCGGCACCAAATGTATTGTCAATAACTACTTTATTTCCAGTAGCTGAAACAAATCCTTGGACATCAGTTGAATGTCCAACGCCACCCATATTACCAGCACCAGGACCAGTCTGAGTGATTGTCTGATCACTAGTTTGACCAGGCTTATCTTTGACACTAACTTCATAATAAGGAGCTGGGTTACCAGCACCTATTAGTTGTGGTCCATCATTTCTACCAACCCCATCACCTTCTCTATTGGTGTATGATTTAACTGAGGATGGATCGTCTGAGAATCTTTCTAATGACATATTAACCGCAATAGTTGTTATATAAGGATGTTAGTCCTTGTTGAAGTGTATCATTATCGCTAGTAATTAAAGCAGTATTAGTAAATCTAGATAATTCTTTAATAATTTTATATAGTGTTACTTTTTGCTGTTCTGTTAAGAAGAAGTTAGATGCAAATGTAGAGGATTTAGTAAACATAAACACATCAACACCACCAATAATAATTATGTTTGCACTATCTTCACTTGCATTGGCTCCCTGATAAACAGAACCATCTACATCTACAATAAATGTGTAGCTTGAATAATCATTCAGATTAACATTTTGATTTCTCAATGTTCCAGAGAAATTAAAAGTTAGATTCTTGCTATGAGCAACAGCTTCTGCACTTACTCTGTTCATACTGTATTACCTGTATAGTACGTGGTAGAATATACTTGTTGAGCTTGTCTTAGTTTTTTCTGATAATAAGGTGATGAAGTATCAACACCCCACACACCATTTCTTCTAACATAAGATGCATCTCTTTCATAATATATCATAGCTACAACAGCATCTTCTAAACAAGTTGAACCTAACAATTTACCGTATGCAGTTCTTTCTGAACTATGGAATTCATGCCAAATATAATCTAGTTGTTGTTCTACTGGAGGTAAACCACCTCTACCTGGTATACTTCCTAATCCACAATACTTACAAAGGTTAATCAATCTATCTCTTTGCCATTGTGCAATACCAGCTGATACAGCACCTTTGTCATTAGGATTATATGCTTGTGGGTTTATGTTTGTTCCAGATTCTATTTGTAAGTTGCCGACAATTGCTGCACAAAGTATTTTCTTGTCACCAGAAGCTGAACCTTCCCTAGCAATTCTTTCCCAGAAATAATTATACACCTTACTCTTATTGTCGACACCAGTTAATTGAGTTGTTGAAGGTGCACTATCTCTATCTGATGGAACATTGACGGGAGAAGATCCTCCAGAAAAATTTGTACCTTCTGCGCCAGAAGAATTGTTTACAGATCCTTGACCACCATTGATAACTCCTAATACAATTGGTTGTTGTGAATCAACACCATCAACAAAGAATCCAAATACCCAAGAACCATTAACAAGATTATGACTTAGAGTGCCACTTGATGTCTGGCCACCCGTTGTTGGATATGAAACAATTGCCCATGGTAAATCACCATCTGAAACTTTTTCAATATTTTCTGTTGGATGTATACCAAATATTCTTACACGAACACGAGCTCTATCATCAGCAACTTGCTTTACAACACCAATCCACCATCTAAATCTATCTCCATAAAAGTCATCACTCAACATTATACTGTTCCTAATATTCTACCATTAGAACCAACACGAGGTGTTGATGAAGAAGTATTATACGATGATGATTCTAGAAGTTGACTTAGATATCCATCTTTATGAACTCTAACAGATGTTGCTGCTCTATAACCTGAAGCTATCACTTGCTTAACTTCAGCAACAATGAATAGTCCAGATAGATAGATGTCATTTAACACAATATTGAATCCATGGTTTTCTGGAATGTCTATCCAAATTATATCTCCTGCCTTTAAATCCATATTAGCTGGAACTGTAAACGACAGGTCAATTTGATTAAGAGCGTGTAATCTTTTAGTAGTACGACCAAACTTTTCTCTGTAGTAAGGTTGAGTTAGTCCTTCGTCACTATCTGTGTTTTGATAGTTGTTAATAACATATCTAATTCTATTAGCATATTCAGAAAGCGTGGTATCGTTTTTAATGTATCTAATATAGTCTGGTGTATTTAACGGATGCTTACCAAGTGCATATTTGGTATCGTTAGTAGGTTGAAGTTCTGTTACCTTACTATTATAAGATTTTTGAAGTAAGCTAATTTCAAATAATTCGTTTTGATAGTAGCCACCTGCAACCTTTTCTATAGATGTAAATCTTTTATTGTTAACAAGATTGGTA